TCCTATGATTACTATTACGATAATTGCTACTATTGCAGCTTTAATCCAATCTTTCATTTTCCAATCAGACCACTCTTTTAAGTGTGCCCATAGATCTTTTAGTAAGTTCATGCAAACCTCCTTTTTGAAGAGTGTTTTATTACTTTACACCTTTGAAAGCAACTTTTTTGATTTGTTGCCTACTTGTCTGCCCTTTTGGTCCTGGACCTTTGTTATCTTTAACAACGAAAGGTGCAAAAACTACAGCTGCGTCAGATACAGTCTTTGTGGATGGAAAAGGGTTAGGTGTTTTTACTACTTCTGTTTTTGTTTTTTTAAAATTCATTAGTGTATCGTTGGTTTTATAAGTTCAATGAGATCAAGACCACCCTGATCAAATAAATTTTGAGCTTCTTTTGCATTAAGGTGTTCATAAAATATAACTCTTGATGCAGCCATCATAGCACCAGCCAAAAGTATACTATCTTCAGGTGTTTTGCTATCATTTTTTGCAAAATGCATAAGTTTATCAAAATATTCTGCTAATTTTTGTTCTGCGTTTATCATTTTTATTGTTTTTGTTTATCTAAATTAACATTTGCACGTAATTGTGCAATATCTTCGTTAGAATCTATCTTATCTTGCGCTAATTTTGCTTGTTGGTCCAATTTTGCAGAGTCAAGTTCTATTTTTTGCTGGTCATTTTGTGCTTTTCTTTGAATATCTTGCGCTCTTAGCTGTAATTCTTGTTCTTTTAACGAAATTAAAGGATCTTGACCTTGTGGTTGCATTGCTTGTTGTTCCTCAATAAACATTTCGCTAATAAAATTACTGACTAAATCAGCAACTTGTACTTCAACTTGCTTTTGGAACTCTAATTGTAACTCAGGAGGTATCTGACCACCGTATTTTTGTGCTTCTTGCTCTATGACTTCTTTTTCTCGTTCCTCAACTGTCTCTCTGGACAGTAAAGATACGTGCTCCATAACATGTGCTTGTAATAAAGTGCTAGCTTGTGGGTTTGATCTTACTAAAAGGGATGACATAAACACCCTGTGCGCCTCAATATGCTGTTGATGAGCTTGGCCTCTAAAGGCTACAAGTTTTTTACCCAAAAGTGAATCAGAGTTTTCTAGTCCTGGGTCTTTGGGTGCCTCTGGTTTGGGCACTGGCAATATAGCATCGATATCTTTTACACCAAGTGCTTGATACATTCTTTTATAAGCCTCGTATAAATTGTGTTGATTTGGATCTGCTTGAGCCATTTGTAATTGTGTCTGTGCCAAGGTAACACGTTGTGACATGGAAAAAATATTAGGATCTGATACAGGCATTATATCAATTCTCTCGTCAAAATCACCAGACTTGATACTTGGCACTGTATTTTTACCTACATCGTATGGATACATAGGAGAGTAAAAATCTTTAAAAACTTTTGCTAATAAATTAAATTCTATTTTTTGTGCATAATGTAATCGTTTATGTATTGCACTCATGACTCTAGAACCACGTTCTATAAGAGCCATAGTTGTTCCTACAGGAGCGTTAGCTGCAACAGAATCTCCGATTTTTTGATCTGCAATAGATGCAAATCGCTGTCCTGCTTGTACAACAAAACCTAGTAGTTGAAATAATGTAGCATCAGCTCCTTTATAAGGTAATGGCATCAAACCTGCTCGCAAATCTCCACTTGGGGCGTCGACGTCTCTAAACTCACCCGGCTGTATTGGATTATCATCATCACGTATTCTTAATCCTCTTGCTTTAAATCCTGCTGGTAAGTTTGCTAAAGTGCCTGCATCTAATAATTGTCTTAAAGCTGCGGTGGCTGTTCTAGAAAGACCACCAAGCATGTGTATTAAACCAAAACCGTAAAATCCTAAACCAGGTAAAAATTTATAGTGAACAAAATATTGCTTCTTTTTCTTTAAAGGATCTTTTTCATCATAGTTTCTATAAATAGATAAAACTTTTTGTGATCCCTCATCAATAGTTACAATGTACGGAAGTTTAATTCCATCTTGATCTTCAAAACCTGGAATGTCTAATTCACAGTGTATTTCTAATAAAGTGTAGTTGTCATTACTATATGAGTTACCTGTTGGTCTTACACCGTCCAATTTATTTACTGCATCTTTAATCTGACTATTTGGCTCCTCAGTTTGTTCTTTAATTTCTACATCGCTGTAAAAACCTTGCACTTGTAATTTTCTAATTTCATTTTCGTTTCTTCTTAAAACATGCGTAATTCTTTCTGCTGATGCTAAATCAGTTGCAGTATAAGGAACAACGACATCTTCACTTGGAATAAACTTAGAAACTGCTCTATCCAGAGTAGAATCAAAATATATTTTTTTGAATGAAGATCCCGATAAAGGTAAGTAAAATAACATTTGATCAAGATCTGGATCAAAGTCTTCCATTACATGCATTATTTGGTAATTCATAAACTCTTGTACTCTTTGTGCTTGTTCTTCTTTTTGTGCGTTTGATGATCCAATAATTTGAGTTCTAACAGGACCATTAGCAGGCAATAATTCTTTGTATGCTTGTGCTTGAAACTGTGTCACCGTTTCTGACAATAAAGGGTGAGTTACACCACTTGCACCCTGAAAAGGTTGTGATCTGTCTTCATAATTAAAACCTAATAGTTTTAATCCTTTGGAATAGGCATCGTGCCACTCCTCTCTTGATGACTTATCTTCTTTATAATCATTAATTAAATCTGAAGATATGGTTGTTAAATCTTCATCTGATACTAACTCTGCTAGATTTTGATCAAAATCATTTTCAGGCTCATCCATAATTGGATTTACAATAGCACCTCCATCATCTGTCAATTCAACATTTTCAACAGATAAGGCATCATCTGGCGTTTCAATTGTTATTGATTCTGATTCTACACCAGTAGGTTCGCCTGTAATTCTTTTTTCTACCACCATTAAGCTACCTCAAATATATCAATCATTTCAACAAATCCACCTTTGGCTTTGTGAGTTTTATATGGTTCTAGCATTTCTTCTGTAATTTTAATAGCAAAAGATGGTGTAGTATTTTTCATGTCAGGTATTCTTATTGCTTCAACATTATAATTTGGGTTATCAAGTCTTAATTGTTGAACTTGTCTAGAATCTGTTAGTGTTGCCACCATGTTTCCATTTTGATCTGTAATTCTGTATATATCTGATCCACCAGATTTAGTTTGAACATTTAAAACAATCATCTCTGAATTATTTGATTTTGCCTGAGTTTTTAAAATTTTTTCTAATGTTGATGTATAATGCTTACCCTTTTCATCTACAGCGTTAGGTCCACCGTAAAACTCAGACATACCAATACCTTTAAATCTTGAGCCTTTGAATTCACCACGTTCAGTAAATGCTTTTATTTGATCGGATTTATCTGCAGCTCTGTCTGCAGCAGATGTCGATGTGTTACCAGTAAAACTGTATCTATCTATTACAAATTTATCAGGAGTGATTGCATAGTAATCAGGCACATCAGGATCCTTAAGAACAAATTTTCTATAAGCTAATTCAAATAAATCTTTTTTAATTAAAGCATCCGCCCATTCTTCACGTTTCTTAAATGGTAAATCAGGAAACAATCCTTCATAAGTATTTTGATCAACAGTTATTAAATCGTTAATCATTTCATCTATCTGATCATTCAATAAACTTTTCACCCTTGCTATTTCTGTGTCGGATATTTCTCTTGTTTCAACAAATCTATTTATAATATCATCAACTTCAGCATCCACCTTGGCCAATGAGTCAGCAAAAATATCTACCTCTGTTTGTGATTTTTTAAGTGGTCTAAAGACAGATTTGTTCTTTTCAAAAAAAGCTAAAGCTTCATTTCCTATTCTGTTTAATTCAGGTAGGGTCGTTGACTCTCTGCCTTCGTCTTGTAACTTTTTAAGTGTTGCTAATAATTTTTGTTTTCTACCAGCTGCAGCCTGCATTATGTCAGATTGTATTTCATCAGCAAACTGAACTTTAACAACATTACTTGCATCTACCGTTGATGCTTTTGTAATCTGTGTATCGAGATCTCTTACTTTAACAATGAGGTCATCTATTTGATCTAACAGACCTGGGCTTAATTCAGCAAGTGTGTCACCATATTGAGAGAGCATCTCCTCCAATGATAATTGGTTAATAAGTTCAAGATCTGCTTG